CCTTTCGTAAGTATACAATTCGCCGGTGCGGTTTACGACCAAAGAGGGGCTTTGAGCTGCTATCGTTACAGTTCCATTTGTTGATTTGGTCATTGATACGCCATTCAATATAAATGGACCCTCAGCTGGGGCGCTAGTATCTGAGGCCATAAACCCGCGATAAGTTATTAGTACAGACTCTTCATCATCCAGAGGGATATTGTCGGCTTCATCATTAAGCCGGCCGTCAATGTCTGCGAAGTTGAAGTTGAACTTCTCATCGAGATCATCCTTGCTTGATGACTTCTCAACAGTTAGATTTACCGGCTCTGGAGTGATAACCTCGTCAGTTTCAAGCGTCACGGATACCGGCTCTGGAGTAGGCGTAAGGTGATAAGTCTTGGTCAGCTTTGAATGGCTAATTGTAACAATCTCAATATGACGTTCGCCGTCTGGATTGTTTAGCAAATAATTATCGTAAATCTCTTGCGGCGTTGGCATGCTCTACTCCAAAACATCTTCATTGGCATATATTGCCAACCTATCAAATAGTGGCGCAACAGGATAATAGCCGCCTTGAATCAAATCAAACATTGAGCCGTCAAGCGAGGTTGGCACTTTCTCAGCCTCCACTTGCAGACCGATAACCCATGGGAAATCACCGGTAAACCCGTAAGATCCTGGAACAGCTATACAGGTGTGATCCTCGACGCCATTTCCCGAGTCTAGCGGCATCGTGAATTTGAAAGTCCCCTGTCCCGAGATATTGAACCACCAATCGATCCACGCTTGATATAACTCACCATTATTAATTTCAAAAGTGCAAGAGAAAACAACTTTATTTTGCTTGTATTTCAGATTAGCTCGACTTATTCCACCTTGAACGGGCTGGTAATTAATATTACTCCCCCCAAATGACCCACCATACCCACGGCTTGTCGAGGGCCTTACCCAATTGGGAAACTGTACCGCCATTATACTAACCTCCGTGATGTGCTTGTGCTTGAATTAAGCTGCTTTGACGTTTTGCTGTTGGGGTTTGCGATCTCTCGCGGTACCACTTCTTTAATAATAAGCACAACATCACTTTCGCTTAACTGTTGACGCTCAACTTGATCAATGCGCCCAGTGGTTTGATTAACGATGGTTATATTTGTTTCTCCGCCGCCGCCACCTCCGTTGCGCATCTTATTATTGTTAACAACGCTGCCGGCTGTATCTGGTATAAACAATTCAGGCCCCCGCTCACCAACCATTCGCGCAGTGCCAGAGTCAACAGCCCCTCCTTGCAGCCTACCCCCGCCAAGCTTTACACTCGATATAGATGACAGTAGTGGCGCAACAGTACCCAACACGGTCACGTAGCTTGCCAGCTTTTGAGGGAGGCTAGTATCAGCAGGCAAAGCCATGGCCTGAGTCAGCGCCAGCCCAAAATTCAATGACGCCTGAGCAACCGCAAACCCTTTAGCTGCAGCAAAGGCAACCCTATACGCTGTAGACGCCTCGCCCGCAATATTGCCTATAGCTTCAACTGCCCCTGACGACGATGAAGCCATTGCCCCCGCTAAATCCTGATAACCTTTGATGGTGTCTTCATTTCGCTTGGCTAGCTGCTCCCTAAGATCTGCATCCTGCTCCTCTAGTCGAAGTTTTTCTTTCTGGCTTTCCTTCTCTTTTATTTCGTCCATTTTCCTAAAATGTTCAGCAAGCCTTTCCTCATCCCTAAGTAAGGAGTTCGCCTCTCTTTCTCTTCGCCTCTCCGCTATTTCACCTTCCCTAAGCAAAACCCTATCCAGTTCTGCGAGCTTTTCTGACTCCACTGAGCTATTAGAAAGAACCTCATCAAGATTAGTAAATGCGTTCTTTAGGAATTCTAGTTTTTCAGTTGCCGCAATGCTTTTTTCATCTAACTTAGATAGTCCAGTGGCAAACTCCACTAACTTTTCGTCAGGCTTTTCGAGCGTAATAAAGAAAGCCTCAAACTCTTGCCTTAGTACACTTATACCCTTTTCATCCTTAAGGCCGTTGCCGAAACTCTTAAATACAAGCGCGAGATCTTTTGCTTGAGCCTCGCTTAGGTCGAGTGTCTTTGATAGCGAAATCCAATTCATACCGTATAGCTCTACGGCACCGATCGCTTCATCAAATCCTGATATTGTCGAAAAGAAGGAAGAAACAAGATCATCGCCAAGCTCTCCAAGCTCGGACCTAACATCGCTAAGGGAGTCCTCAAGATCGATAACTTTTAGCTGTATCTGAGTTAGAGCAGAAACCCGACTCCTTTTTGCTAAATCTGAAAGCTCTTGGGCTAGAAGACTAACGCCATTTTCAGTATCAACAACAACGCCTTCAAGCCCCTCCAGCGAATCCTCAAGAGACTCAACGGCATCCACGCCATCAAAAAGCGAGTTAACAAGAGGCCCGCCCAAGGCAAACGCAAGGCCAGAGACTAGACCTACAACAGCCCCTACGGCACCGAACCCTCCTAGCAGCTGGGGTAATTGCTGTGACAATGCTCTACTAGCTGAAGTCCCCATTTCAAGCTGCGTAACAAGATCCTGCATTTGGAATGCGGCGTTTTGAACTTGAAATGAATTTACCTTAAATCCTTTCGAGGCGTCGTTTACAGCCATCGTGGACAGCTTAGACACCTTGGAAGTACTTGTTAACCTTTTATTAAGGCTTACTATCTCGCGCTGAAGACTTTCCACCTGCTTCTCTGTTTTCTTTCCAGCCGATGTTAAGCCCTCAAGCTCATTATCAGCTTTCGCAACCCCATCAGTTTTTACATTTATATTTAATGATGCGGTTGAAACTGTCATTGCATAACCCTCTTGTGTACTTTCTCAAAATCAACAATCATCCCGACTTCGTAAGGCGTAAGATGTGAACTTGTAAGCCTTGAATATGAATCTATTGATTGATAGTTAACCTCTCCAACGCCTTTCATGCTTACATAGTGGCTCCATATATATTCAATGGAGCACGGCATATCAACAACCTTTAATCCATCAGGAGTGACGCCAGACATTTTCTCTATTGCCTCCAAGTGCTGACGCTCCGTGCTGCCGTCTTTTCTTCTCCTAGCTAGCTTGAACTGGCCTTCTGAGGCTTCGCTTGCTGCTTTTTTGCCTCGGCATCCTCATACGCCATCAGGGTTATCTTGTCGTCAATAGCATCCATTAGCGAAGGGCTTCTAATTAGAAGGTCAGCAGCGCTTTCAACAGTCAGCTCTTCAATGAATCCCCATGATGAAACTATTTGCGCGACTTGTATGGCTGCAAGTTTTTTGTAGGTGTCGCTTTTTATGGTTACAACTTCACCCATCACCTCAGTTTTAGTGATTAACGTTTCACCGGCGGCCACCTTCTGGCCGCAAGCTCTCTTAAACCAAGAAACAGCATCAGAATACTTTGAAGACCTAACGCCGAAGACTTCAATAAAGCAATCTTCGTCATCAACGCTCAGCATAACCTTAACCGTCTGCTCTGAATTCTTGCAAAAGTCTTGGATATTCATTGTTATTCTACTCGCTGAAAGATGATTGAGCTTACGCCAGTTTCGCGCACAGCTTGGCCGGTTAGGTTTTCACTAATATCACCAGGACCGGCAACATCGGGGCCGCCTTCGGTGTAGTAAAACTCGGGGTATGAAACGCCTAATGTTTTCCCATCCAGTCGCAACGTGAATGAAAGCGATGATTTGGTGCCGTCGGCAAATTTATTGAACTTATCGTAATCAAAGAAAAACGACTCCAAGCTGAAGGTGTTATTCATCTTGCCGAAAGAAATGTGTGAGGCGAAATCACTACCGATGGAATAAACAGCTTCAGCAGAGTTATCACTGCTTGGGCTAATCGATGTGACAAACCCAAGCGGCAAACCTTCTTGCATGATATGGCCGTCAAAGCTTGAATATGGGCGGGTCGTATCGATAGGGTCGAAAGTAGAGCCGGCAGGTAGTGAAGCATCTGCAGAGTAAGACTTTCCGATAAGGCTAAATGATCCGCTAACAATCGCATTTACAGCGATGTTAAATGATTTCGCTGAAACCTCATTACCGCGAATAATATCGTAACCACCGGCACCGCTGTTTAAGTCAGTGTAATGCACGAGAAGAGAAAACGACTCTACGGTATTGCCAACAATTAGCTTATCGCCTTGAGTGATGTCTGTAGTGACTGCGGCCTCAGCAACCAAGTCTTTGGCGCCACTGCAGGTCATCACTGTCGCAGTAAGCGCAGTAATATAAAACCCGCCTTGATTTTCCTCAGCTAGCGATGGGAATTTAACCAAGTCACCTACAGCAAATACCACTGTGTAATCGCCAGCGCTGCGAGTAAATGTCTTGGCCACTTCATCAACTGTAATCTCAACAGCCGCATCAGTAGCGCCAGAAGTCCAAGATGACCGCATGGAACCTGCAATCAAATCATCG